TGGATCACTCCATGAACTACACACAGCCCCACTGCTCGCCTGAGAACTCCGACAGATGGATTCAGGACTGGTGGGATCGCACCATCAAGTAACCCACTGATGAGGCCCTGTGGGATGGGCCGAAACCGCCGCAAGGCGGTCTGGGATTCCCCAACGATTAGTCATACACACGAGGAGATCAGATATGACAACTTGGACAACTTTCGAGACTCTTGACGAGTCAACCAACTGGGACGAGTTCTACATTGATCGCTTAGGCGTTCATCAGTACCGTCAGGACGAGCGCACACGGTTCAAACTTGAGCGATTGGGCGACGAGTGGAGGGTCGAAGACCTTGAAGCAGAGGGCGACCAATTCTACAAGTACCAGAGCAATATGCGCGACGTGATCCACTGGGTCGCCGGTCGTGTTTTGTACGGAGCGTAAGCCATGAGCCACGATCAACTGATGACGCTCTGGGATGAGCACTGTGAGCATGAGGCATACTTGGCCTACGATGGAGACGAGTGCCCTGACGAGGTTGCATACCTTGAGTATGCGCCTGACTGGGAGACGGACTACTACGAACGAGGATTTTTGAGATGAGTACACTCACAGACGCACAGGTTGCCAAGGTAACCTTTGACCACTGCCGCGCTCATGAGAACGTGGCTGACCTGTCTGACAAGCAGGTCTGGGTGATCGGCTATATGTATGCCGGTTGGATCAAGGACAACTACGGGGCAGTCACCCGCACCAAATTGATTGAGGTCATGCCTGAGGGTATGGCTGAAGTCATGGAGCGGTTTGACCTTGACCGTGAGGCGTGGTTTGCGAGCCGCCCCTAGCCCACTGATGAGGCCCTTAAGCAAGGCCGAAAGCCTCCCTGTCCCTCATGGGGAGGCTCTGGGTAGCTAAACAAGAGGAGAGCACCAATGACTGAACAACAGCAGACCTTGCAACGAATGATGCAAGACTTGGACGCCATGTATGAGAGCATGGATGAACGGCAACAGATGCAAGCACGACGGGCTATGGCCTCGTTGTTGAGATTGCAAGCAGACATGGCACCTGAGGAGGCACAGCAATGAGAGACGAAAAGATCAGGATCACTCAGGATCAGATCATCATCAGCGGTATGTACCCACATACCAACGGCAACACCTACCACTTCACGCTTGAGATCGACCGGAACGGTGGCGATCATGAGTTGGTGTATGCTACCGTGATGCCTAAGGGCGAGCGTGTGACTGATCGTGAGATCAGGAAGACCCTAGCGCACTGTGCGGCTGTCTATTTCGGCCAATGGTGCGAGGCGGGTTTGATCAGGGGCCAAGAGGCCGTAGGTTGGACGTACAGGATTAATTACTGAGGAGGTGTGACATGATTACCGATTACCGCAAAACAATCGACGACGCTGTGTACTTCAACCCAAAGACCGACGGTGACGTGTTCGTCAAGGGTAACCATTGCGTCCTGACTTGGGACACTGGCGAGCTTTTCAAGGCGTACTTTGCCGACGATGGTCGGTACTTTGACTCCTTTGAGATTCCGGGGTTGACCCCTGAGCGAGCCAAAGAAGTAGCGGAAGAATACGCCGCAGAGTTTGACCTTGCCTGTGATGAGGAGACAGACAATGACTGACCATGAACAACAGTACGACCCACAGCTTGAGTGGGTCATTGAGGAGGTGATCTTTGCGATCACTCAACAGAAGCAGACTGACACTGTCTGGTTTGACGTCTACGAGACGATCACCGGATCGACAGCAGATGAGGCTTGGGACGAATACCAAGCACAACAGAGAGCCGAAGCCGAAGGCGAGGCACGGCACGACAGGGAGATGCAAGATGATTAATATTTACGACTACGCTTCAGAAGGTTGGTTTATGATAGAGTCGGCTGTGGCCTACACAGCAGACCACGTTGACGCTATGGCGTGGGACTTGGACTACGACCTCAAGGGCGTAGAGTGGGACGCTAGAGAGCGTCTGGATCGTATCGCAATGCGGTACGGGGTGACCGATGGTTTGGAGGTGTACGATGCTTAAACGTATCCATGTGAATCAGCACAACATACGTGCTAACAGCAAAGGTGAGGATCTTCCGGTCTTCACCGTCAAGACCTACAAAGAGAACCTCAAGGGCGAGCGTGTCGTCATCAAGGGCGACTCTGAACTTGTCTACAGTCCGGACAAACCGCTCTCATGCGGTGCAAAGGTCTGGATTGAGACAGAGGCAGACGTTGACGTTTACTTTGGCAACTGGAGGGTCACTAGGTGAATAAAATGCCACCCGTAGAGCGTGACCTACTGACTGGAGGGCTCACCTTTGAGTCCGCTAGTCGATGGTGTAAATTCCTTGCTGAGGAGTTCGACTGGCAAGGTAACAGGTCGCTATCAGACTTTTACAAACGTCGCTCACAGGAACTCGCAAGGGCTCCTAGGGGCTCTTTACATGACAATCAACTAGAGAAGGCAATCAAACAATGGAAACGATAACTTTTGAGGACTTTGCGCTTCTCTGGATCGGCACAATTGCGGTGGCAATGGTTGCCGGTGGTGTTTTAACTTGGCTAGTAAGGAAATTTTTATGAGATGCAAGGCTTGCAATGACGAACTGACCGACCATGAAGCAACATGGAAGGACTTCACAACCGGAGAATTTTACGATCTATGCGCTAAGTGTTGGTCGATCTCCCGCACCACTGAACTTGAAAGTGAGCTAAATTCGTGCTATACTAGTGTTTTAGACACACAGGAGGAAGACGAATGAGAGACATTTCAACGTCTATCTTGGTTTTAGAATTACGGAACAGGGTCTTTGACCAGATTGAAGATCCTGAACCGCAATATGATGCTTGCCTGAGTAACTTATCAGGTAAACGTCTTTTAGAGCTAGGGGCTGTCTTACAGGACACCCCAATCACAACACCTGCACCTAAGGAGGTCAGATAATGTCTGTAGTAACTGGAACTGTTGCTTTCGCTAACCTAAACGAGCACGAAGTGTTCAACGGCCAATCAACTGGCAAGTACTCTTTGGTTGTCGTACTTGACGACCCTGACGCTGAGAAACTTGAGAACGAGGGCATCAAGATCAAGATGTACAAGAATCAAGCACAGCGTAAGTTCACAACCAAGTTTGAGGACTTCCCTGTCATTGACAACGACGGCGAGCCCTTGAGCAAGTCATCGGTACGCTACGGCGACAAGGTGCGTATCAAGTACAACCTTGGCAACCCTCACCCTGTCCACGGTGTCGCACCGTACCTTCAAGCGGTACGTGTAGTCGAGAAAGGTGAAATGGTCGTGGATGATGACGATGGTGAGTTCTGAGGCAGAGTTCCTTGAACACCGTCAATGTCCCTCTTGCCCGTCTTCTGACGGGCTTGGGGTTTACTCAGACGGGCACGGCTACTGCTTTGCCTGTCAAACACATTTTAAGGAGGTCGACGGAGTGGAAGCTGTAGAGAATAACGTGGTCAGCTACACAAAGCCTGTCGAGATGTACGGAACGCCTCAGGCCATTACGGATCGTCGTATCTCGCTTGACACTGTCAAGAAGTACGGCGTGACGGTTGATGCCCAGAAGCAGTATTACCCGTACTACGACAAGAACAACAAGCTCATTGGCTCCAAAGTTCGCACCGTAGCGACAAAGGAGTTCAGCACTCGTGGAGATATGCGTAGCAACCTTTTGTTTGGACAACAACTGTTCAATTCAGGTGGTCGGTACGTGACGGTTGTCGAGGGCGAGCTAGACGCACTGGCGGCTTTTGAGATGCTAGGGTCACGTTACCCTGTCGTCTCGATTGCCAAAGGTGCCGGTGGTGCAGTCAAGGACTTCAAGCAGAACCTAGAGTGGCTTGAGGGCTTTGAGAATGTCGTCATCTGTTTCGACAATGACGTAGCAGGGCAGGAGGCCGCTGAGAAGTGCGCTCAGATCTTGAGTCCTAACAAGGCCAAGATCGTCAACTTGAGCGACTTCAAGGACGCCTCTGATTACTTGAAGAACAACAAGGTCAGGGCCTTCACGGCTCAATGGTGGGAGGCTAGAGCCTACCGCATGACTGGGGTGATTACCCTTGAGGATGCTTGGGGTGACTTTATCAAGCGGGGTACTGAGGAGATTATCCCGTTCCCTGAGAGTTTCGGTATGCTGAACTCAATGCTCAATGGTGGCATTGCCGCAGGAGAGATCACCGTCGTCGGTGCACTCACGTCTGTTGGTAAGACCACTTTGGTCAACGAGATCACATATCACTTCTGGAAGAATACAACCAAGACCATCGGCTGTGCTTTTCTTGAGGCATCCAACGGCGAGGCTGTCGAGAACCTCTTGACGATTCACACAGGACACAATCTGTCCCTTGAGGATCGTCGGAATATTGACTTTGACCGACTACGCTCAGAAATCATCACAGACGGACGTATCTTGTTACTGGATCATAACGGTGCAGTGGATACAGACGAACTGTTCATGAAGCTCAGGGCGATGGTCAAAGGCAACGGCTGTGACGTGTTGATTATCGACCCGCTACAGGCGGCTGTGACGAGCAACAGCAACGAGACCATTGACGAGTTCATGGATCGGTTGCTTAAGCTCTCCAAGGAGACCGATGTATCCATCATTGTGGTCAGCCATATGCGGAAGCCTAGCCTGACGAATCCACACAATGTCAACGAGTACGATCTGAAGGGCTCAGGCTCGATCAATCAGATTGCATTCAATACGATTCTGCTGAGTCGTGACAAGATGGCAGAGGACGAGTATGCACGGAATAGCACACAGGTGCAGGTCGTCAAGTGTCGTCGTACAGGCATCACAGGATCAGCAGGTTGGCTTTATTACAACGGGCTCACTGGACGCCTAGAACGTGGAGAGAAACCAGACGTACATGAGGCAAATAATATAGAGGAGTTTTAATGCGCTGTATTTGGGATATTGAAACAAACGGCCTCAAGCCCACGGTCATATGGTGCTTGTGTGCCATTAAAGATGACAAGATGTACACACTTGAGATGCCGACTAAAGAGATGGTTGAGGAGTTGTTTGCTGACGTAACTGAACACGTTGGGCATAACTTGATTAACTACGATATCCCTGCGGTTGAGCGACTCCTGAACGTGTCGATAACAGGTAAAGTTTCGGATACGTTAGTCATGTCACGTTTATATAACCCACAATTGGAAGGTGGTCACTCACTGGACTCTTGGGGTCAACGACTTAACTTTCCAAAAGGAGATTACCATGATTGGTCTGCGCTTACGCCAGAAATGGTGGAGTACTGTAAGCAAGACGTTAGCGTTACTGAACGACTATACGAGAAACTCAATCGGGAGCTTAGTGAGTTTGGAGATCACAGCATTACTCTTGAGCACTCAGTACAGTGTGCAATTACAAATCAAATCCAAAACGGATGGCTCTTAGATCAACGTAAAGCAACAGACCTTGTTGCAGAACTAAAGGAGAAACAGAATGATCTTGAAGAAAAAGTACATGAGAAATTTCGCCCGTTACCTACTTTCATTAAGGAGATCGTACCTAAATACAAAAAGGATGGCTCGCTCTCGCCCGTCGGCCTCAAGTTCTTAGGAGACGATTGGATTTATGTGGGTGGTACTTTTAGCCGCATTGATTGGCCTGCTTTCAATCTTGGGTCTCGTCAACAAATAGGGAGGTATCTTAGGCGATTCGGTTGGAAACCTGAGAAGTTTACGGAGACTGGTCAAGCTATTGTCGACGAGAAGACACTGGAGACTGTTACTGATATACCTGAGGCTCAGCTTATTGCGGAGTATCTCATGGTTGGGAAGAGGATCGCACAAGTCCAGTCGTGGCTTAACGCAGTCGAGGATGACGGTCGAGTGCATGGACAGGTCAACGCAATCGGAGCAGTCACAGGACGTATGACACACAGCAGTCCTAACATGGCTCAAGTTCCTGCCGTAGGAGCACCCTATGGCTACGAGTGTCGTGCCTGTTGGATTGTGCCAGAAGGTCACAAGCTCGTCGGTGTGGACGC